CTCTTGCCGTCAGTAAATTGGTCTAAGTATTCCTGTAGATGTTTAACAAACATTATTGACTTTATAGGATAGTTACCTTAAAAAGTCAATCATGGGAGTACCAAAGAGATTAACAGAAATGCAGCAAAGGTTCGCAGAGTTCTTAGTATTTGGAGGACCAGACGGACCTATGACTAAGACAGAGGCAGCTCTGGCTGCAGGGTATTCACCAAAACGTGCAAGGCAGGAAGGATCTGAACTTACAAATCCAAAGTTATCACCACTTGTTGTTAAATATATTGGTGAGTTGAAAGAAGAGAGACTGCGTAAACATGAAGTTACTTACGAGGGTCACGTTGCAGAACTTGCGAGGTTGCGTGAGGCCGCTTTGAAAAAAGGATCATTCTCTTCAGCAGTGAATGCGGAAGCAAACAGAGGCAAAGCAGCAGGACTATACATAGATAGAAAAATAATAAAAACAGGAAAGTTAGAGGACCTATCAGAACAAGAATTAGAAGCAAAGATGAAACAGATATTAGACGACTACGCACAGATAATCGATGTAACTCCATCTACAACTTCTGAATCTTCTTTACCCAAGCCCGAGGAATCATAGTACGATCACCAAACACATAACCATCTTCATCTTTATCATACGAGGCAAATAATTTTACAGACTCTTTGTCTTTCGAATATAGCCAACCTTCATTAACAGGTTTCGCTAATCTCATTTTGTTAAACTCTTTGTCAGTAGCCCAGCCAGAGTCACTGGTGCAATCCACCCACTCCACTCTGACTTTCGGATAAGGTAAATCGGGAGTGTTAATTGTAACGATACTTTTTCTTCTTTTCTTGGGCATAAAATTTTACTATCACATGTGCCTTAATCAGTCCAGCTGCCACATTCTTGACACAATTTAATTTTCGACACCTAAATGGGCAAAATTTTTTTTCTTGCGCTAAAAAAATAAAAAAACTGAAAAGGTATCGCAAATGCCAAAATCGACCTATAAGCGTTGGCATTCAACATTTATTTTTCGACACCCCCCCCCTCGCAAGGGTATCGCAAGGGTATCGCAAGTGTCGAATTTTTTGGTCCAAATAGTGAACAAACCCATGTCACCCTGAATTTGCGACACCTTTGCGACACCCAATCGACACCCATTCGATACCCCAGGTGTCGAATTATAAGATCTCTTTTGCCTTAATCTTGCCATAATGTAGCTCCATTACTGCCATCTTATCCTCGGCAGAAGATATCTTAGCTAACAACTTATCGACCTCACCAGTTATATCTGGATGCTCAGGTATGATAAGTTCTTGATCGCTATAGCATTTGATCTTGTACTTTGCGTCCTCGATCTCTGCCTCGTATCTCTTCATTAGAACCATTCTAATCTGATTATTCATCGTTGTCCTCCTCCATTGTTTCGTTACCGTTTTCGTCTTTGTATAATATCCATGACTTTTCACCGTCATAGTAGTATCCTGATATCTCACGCTCTATGTATAACATCCATGATTTACGCTCCATTAAAAAAATCCTCCGGGTTTAAATTTACTTTTGCTTTCTCTTTTTCATCATAAATTAGTTCATGATACATGTCCAATCTTTTTAAAAATTTATGTTTCCAAGACCGTAAATCAGCCCCAGAAACCTTGAACTCTTGGTAGTATAGGTCAGGTGTACATACCATTATCACACCCTGCTCGATGTTAGATCCATGCACATAATCATGTGCCATGGCGTATGCTGCTATCTGCAGTTTGTAATCGTCAATCCACTCCTCTTTCTTTGGTCTGTTCGACTGTTTAAAGTCAACCACAGTCTCTTTGTTATTATGCAGACAGACTAAATCAGTAGACCCAGCGTAAAGCCCAGGATAATACAGAGTGACTTCTGAACCGTACCACTCTTCAACCGGTGTGAGACCCACCTCGATAATTTTATTGGCCATGGCTTTCGCCTCCTGTCCGATCGCTGTAAGATCATCGTACCCAGTTCCGAGCACATGGTGCTCCAAGAATTTGTGCATAGCTGTCCCCCGATTACTAGATAGGTTTTTGATTCGCTCTGCTTCTGCTTCTCCAACTTTGGCCTTCCAATCTTTTATGAATTGTTGATTTTTGGTTTTGCCTAATATCGTAGTCACACTAGGAAGTCTAGTGCCATTTACATCATAGAGCCGTGTTCCGTGGTCCTCGATCCGTGATGCATCGACATAGGTATACTTATCACTCTTCTTGATCGCCCGACCAATATTATGGTACTCTTCTATATCTTTATCGTCCATCATTTTATATTCTTTATCACGTAGTATATTATCATCAGTCCTATCGCCAGACAGATCATATTATAACCAAACATTCCTAATCCATACATTGTTGTCATTTATAATTTATCGCTATCGTTATTCTATTAGAATCTACCATCTGTCGTTCGACACAGTGATCAAGGTTTGAGCGAAATAATAACAACTTACCTTGAATAGGGTAGCTTTTATATATTTTCCAGGTGTATATGTTATTCTCATCAAACTCAGCATCAGAGGGTAGCTCATTTATCGGTGATTTAAATACAGTATTAGAATCTTTATCATCGCTTTTTAGATAGAAGATACCGCTAATAATATTAAAATTATGATTGTGATACTCTTGGGAGTCATTCTTATTATACACATTAAACCAAGCACAGCCCTTTTTTACATCAACCTTTTTTAATCCGATTGTCTTGGTATATATCATTACGTGCTCGTTAAAAAAATCTAGAAGTTTTTTAAAAAATTTATCCTTAAACAGATCATAAGTGCCACAAGTATTGTAGGGTCCACTTATCCAGTTACCACCACCACTTTTAACATTATCTTTTAATTCTACACATTTATCAATATACGGTGTCAGATCATCCTTGTAATAGGTTTCATAGATTGTTGTTGGAAAAAGATTTACAACTGTCATGTATTAAATTTTTTTGCTTTAATATATTTAGGAGCAAATTGTTTTAAATTATTTAATGGTGCTGAATCATGAAAATTACCGCTAACAGATATTCTTGTGCATTTAGATCTATACGGTGCAACATGATGTTTTAGCCATGCAGGAAATATAAACATATCTCCCGCCTCTGGAAAAAAAGTCTGATATGATACACAATCTCTTGGTCCTTCACCCCACACAAATTGTATGCCACCAGGTCCACAAGATCTACCAATATATTTTTTATTCTCTTCTTTTAATTTATCAGGTATCTGCAGATAGATCACAAAAGATAATTTACCATCATGATCATGTGGTGGATTATAATCATGTTGTCTTTGATAATTTATCCACAGTGATGATAGTATATACTCAGGTGGTTTATCATATACTTTATTAGTAAATCTTTGATATGCCTGATCGTAGACACCAATATATTTTGATAACGTTGGTAATATTAAATCCATAGCTTTTTTATCGTAGCCCACCTCTTTGTGTAAGATGCCTGCCAGACTATCAGTCATGTCTCTGGTGCATTTATCACCTTCGTCTAATAAAAGTTTTCTAAAATCATCTTTTATTTTTACTTTTATTACACAAGGTCCCCAGTTAAATGTTTGTACTTGTACTTGATCGTTAGTCATGTTTCCTCCTTTTTATTTTATTATACCACGATACGTCTCTACCATTTTCAAGACACCAGTAGTAATGACTTTCTAAAACTTTCCACGATAATCTTTCGTCTGGTTTCATAATTTTCTTTTTAACTCCTCAAGATATTCAAAGTTCTCTTTGTTTCTAACCATCTTCTCGTGCTCCAATCTCTGTTTCTTTTTTAAAATAGAGGCCTGCTTCTGCCATGCCCAGGTATTGATTTTACCTGACCAACCCATAACCCATAAATAAAATTTAAATATCATTCTAAACTCATCGCCTCTTTGTATTGTTGTAAATTAATAATCTTTCCATTCATGGTTTTACCACTACCACTGTAATGTTCAATAATTTTCATGATCTTTGGTAGCTTTGTGTGCGCCCATGGCCAGATCAATGTGCATACATAATATGCATCTCTGAATGTGCATCGCCATTTGTATTGTTTTAGAAATGGTGTGCCATCTTTTCGTAGACCTTTGCGTGGCTTGTGGTTGAAGGTTCCGCATCCCAATACCTCATGCACCCACATTATCACAGATTTATCTGTCATGGTTATTTCCATACTAATACGCCATGCGTTTGCCATTCTATAGCCCTCACCTTTGTGTTTCTTTTTCTTCTCTTTTACTTTCTTATAGTAGATACTGCCCTCTCCATCAAAAAGTCCTGCGATATATGCTCTGTCAGTTTCTGGTATCATTTGTAACTCATCCATACTATCCAAACCAATGTTATCACAAAACATATTATCAACACGTGATTACCAAGATTAGCAACGCTCTTGCCAACTGTCTCTGAATTCTTTGGATCTATGATTTTATTTATTTTCATATTAAAAATAATTAATGTTTATGTTGACTCTCACATTTTCATCAGTGCAATTAGTGCTATTGTGTAAAATATTTGCTGGAAAATAAATCCCTGTATTTTCAACTGATGGTATGGTTTTATCTTTTCCTACTCTAGTAAAACCATTACATGTGTTAAGTGATATTAAAAATGTTTTACATTTAAATTCTGTGTCTGTGTGTTGGCCATATTCTATTAATTTATTATTTTTGGTAAACATATTTACTTTTGCCCTGTGTAAAGCTTTTACATTTAATTTATTTAGTATTGGTTCTATTAAAGGAAACAAGGGACTAAAGATTCTGTGATTACTGTAAATCATATGTATAAAATAAAACCCATCATTAGCACCAGGATCAGATACTTCTGAAGCGTAGTAAAAATCAGCTCTAAAAGCTGTCTCTTTTAATTTTTTAAAATCTTCAATATCTAAAAAATTATTTACTACTTTTATCATGTGTCATTATCCATCTTACCATTGACGTTGCGGGATCAAAGCCGTCAAACTTTATATCTTTAGTGCAGCTTGTTGTTAGGACCATAGTCACCAACATAGTTAGCATCAATTGTCTCATAAAACTCTCCTTCCGAGTCACAGTCCCAGCACTGATGCACTGTCTCACCAAACTCTGTTGCTACTTTTAAATACCCATTACCTTTGCAAGTAGGACATATCTGTAATGTTATTCTAGCTTTTTTTAACTTTACCATTTAACTTTCTCACTTTTTCGTTTGCTAAAGACTCAATGGTTTTTGCTACAGATAATTTTGCATCGGGCAATAATACCTTTGATAACTTATCTAATGTAGCGTATGTTTCTTTTGTTAGAGAAACATTTTTATATTTTAACATGTTTGTCATGCTTGTTTCCTTTCGTAATTAAAATGATAATATAGGATTTTTTATAGGATTGTCAATGAAAATATTAATGAGTTTAATTATTTGTTCTAGTATTGCAGGTGAATGCATGCCTCCATACGAGTGGCCTGAAACATTTAGAAGTAAATACGATTGCCTACATTTTGGTTATGAAGAATCACAAAGAAAATTAGAAGAAGTGGGTCGAGAGGACATTAATAAATACGGTATGTATATTAAGTTTACCTGCACACCAGTCCCCACTATTTGACAATATGGCTAAATTGTGTTATGGCGAGATATCTTCTCACCATTACCTACCCTTTTATTAACTCTCTCTTTAGGGTAGGTGTTTCTTTATTCCACATCCACAACAATATTATTGCTGGTAAGAATAATAAACTACTTACAAATACAGCCAAAAAGAATTCCACTCTTGTCCTCCATCACATGCACGTTCCATGGTTCGTGATACGTGGTCAGATGTAATCGTAGTATGTCACATAAATCAAAGCAATCAGCTTCAGCAAGAAGCTCAACACCAGTCATCATCTCTTTTGTGACAGTCACTAATTGATACAACCCGTCGTTTAAAAGTATTAAGTCCATTATTTGCAAACTCCTTTACTAATTTATACCATTGATCCTTGTAATATGGATCTTTAGTTTTATTATAGTTTATTGCTGCCTTGTCTATCTTTTGCTGTAATGTCATTCACTTTCGTTCCAAAGTTTAAAACATTTTTAAGTCCAGATGCAGACATTTTTATATCTACACCATAAGACTTCCATGCTTTCTTCATTAGATTTAACTCTAACAATAGATGGGACCATTGTCCCTGTGCTGCACCATTTACTTTTAATGTTATTGTTTTTTCTTTCATAATTTTAATTATTTGTAAAATTAAAACTTAAACCATATCTTACTTCATCAGATTCATTTCTTTTATTATAGTGTTTTATAAATCCAGAAAACAAAGCAAAATTACCTGGTTCAGATTTTAATTCTTTTCCTATCTCTGGAAAATATAAAGTTTGATCGTGTTCAGTTAAAGCTATTGCTCCAGATAAAAGCGCTGGAGCATGATGATGTCTTTTTGAATAGTGACTAAAGCTTTGTTTAAAACCCCAAGATGAATGTAGATAAAAATCTTTATCATCGCATAAATCATATTCTTCAATTAAATCCATTACAGGTAATAATAATTTAACAAACTCTTTATTTTTATTAAAATATTGGTAACTTGTCATCTCACTTATTAGATTTGTAGAGTAATTTTCAGCGTCATCTGCTTTGATGCCTTTTTCAATTTCTTTAATAAAATAATCAACTTGTACATCTATTTTACCAGTTACAAAAACACATTGTCTTTGCACTGTGTTTTTTATTAGTTGCTCTACTTTCATATGTTTAATATAGGATATTTATGGATTTTTGTCAATTATTTAATAAATATAATTTGATTTTTTCTAAAATTATTTTTAAATTTATCATTATCATAAGCCATGCCATGATAAATATTAGCTTTAAATATCACTAATCTATTGTATGCAGATTTTATATTATATAATAGGTTGTATTTATTTTTATTTTGCCAAGGATTTGTGTGTTCTGAACCTTCATTATCTAATAATTTTTCATACAAATTAGTTCCATCACAGGTTGATTTATTAAAATAGATTATGCAGTTATATAAACAATGATCGTCAGTATGTGGCCACCAAAAATTTTTTATATATTCATCTTTTAAATTATAAAATTTAATATAATTGGTGGTAATTATTTTATAAGCTTCTGAGTAATCTCTATTTAATAACTCATATAAAATTTTTTCAGTTTTAATAAAATTTTCAACATGTGAAATATTGTGTCTACAATCTAAAAAATCAATTGTGTTTAAAGAATTAGGTGTATCCCATTTATGTATAAATGGGTCAGATTTTTTAAGAAAGTTTTCTACTTCTTCAGGATATTTATAAAAATTGTCTATTTGGTAGTGGTATTTATTTTTAATTATATCTGTATTATTTATCTCAAAAGGATTCATTTATCTGCCTTGTCGGTTGTATTTTTTATACGATCTTTTCTCGCTTTTATTAAGACTTTTTTTATGGCGTCTCGGACGTTTTTTTGGTTTTGGCCTTGGTATAAAGTGTACAAATTTACGTTTAGCCATCGAAGTATTGATCTATTTTTGATTTAAGAGTGTGTTTATGTAGATGTGGTATGTAACTTATAACACCATTTACTTTTTGTTCTAAATCAGAACCACATGTTAAACATCTAAAAAACTGTTTGGTTATTCCTACCAACGGTGTGTATTCTTCACAAGTTGGACAAACACCGTTAACTATCTCTGCTGTTATTTTGAAATTTTTTCCTGTCATAAGCTTTCTTATTTTTTATCACAATCTGACGGTAGCGTCTATCTCTTAAATGTTTTGCAACTTTATTTGAGGTGGAGTTTCTTAATCGATTTTTCACCTAGATATATCTCTGTTTCTGCCTCACTACGTATACACTTGTAAGACACGTTAGGGTTGAAGTCTCTCTCAGCTACACGACGTGCACGTAAACACGCGGCCATGCTTTCTTGAATACGGTGTTCCTTGATCTCTCCGTCCCAAAACATAAGTAAAGCTACCACGGTCTCTATCATTTATTACCGCCGTTTGTATATTTAAATTCTCTGTTTTGATCTTTTAATC